ATGGCATATTTCAAAATTTGCGTACGAGCTAAGAGAAAAGACAATACGTATCCTGTTTATATTCGTGTAACCCATCACGGACAGGTAGGATATATAAAAACAGATAAAGTCTGCAAGGCTAAGTCTGTTCGGAAGGGTGAGGTAATAGATAATTACATCATCAAGGATATTTCTATTCTTATTGACGGGTATATGTCCCGGCTTAATCGTGAAGATATACAATGTTGGGATATCAGAAAGATACTGGACTTCTTGAGGAGGGATTCTAGCGCACCTTCTTTTTCTGAATTTTGTGAGGGGTTTACCTCTAAGATGGATAACGAGGGAAGAGAATCCACGTCGATAAATTATAAGCTTGCGTTAAGGCGCTTGGAGGAATATATGGGGAAAGACGACATTCTCTTCTCTGATCTTACATCGTCTATATTCAAGGAGTGGATAGATTCGATGAAAGATAGCTTGTACAAGAAACATGGCTATCCGAAGCGGATCAAGACAATGTTTATGGCTGGATGCGAGCGGTATAATAATTATGATACCGGCGAGATGCTTATACGGAATAACCCGTTTAGGGGAGTGAGGGTACCTAGACCTACAGTTCCAGAGAAAAGGGCATTGGACATTAGAACCGTTCGAGATTTTTTTGCGGTATCCGCGGAGTATGGATCAAGAGCTGATCGTGCTAGGGATGTGTGCGAGATCGTTTTTTGTCTTGCCGGAATTAACACCGCTGACCTGTATTATATGGAAAAAGAGAACCTTAGAGACGGAAAGATGTGTTACTGCAGATGTAAGACTACTAATAGGAGGGATGACAAGGCGTATATAGAGATAGCCGTACCAGATAGGCTATCTCATTTGCTTGAGAAATATGCTGGAGAAAAAAGGCTGTTTAACTTCTGTGAGACTTATGGATCAAGTAAGAATTTCAATAAATGTATAAATGAGGGAATAAGTGATATAACAAGAAAAAACGACCTTCCTCATATTTCTGTCTATTCGTTTCGGCATAGTTGGGCTACATTCGCTCAAAACGATTTCGATGCAAGTTTGGATTTAGTAGGCTTTTGCCTTAACCATGCTTCTTCCCATAGGGTGACATCTGGGTATGTTAAGACCGATTTTAGCGTTATCGACCGCTTGAATGCCAAGATTCTTGATTATGTATTTGAAGAAAAAAACGAAAAAAAGATGGAAATAATTTGCGGATTAAAAAAATGACTCTATCTTTGTCGTTGAAATAGCGAGTTGGATTTTAGACGAAAGTTTGAGATCCAACTTTTTGTGTTTATATGTGTTTGGTCTCTTATTTCTGTAAACTTCCATAAAACAAAGACTTACCGGGTGCCTTCAAAAAAACAGGCACTATGACGATTTCTATTTCTAAAACAGCGCTGCTATCAAGATTGCAGCTTTTGGCGAAGATCATACCCGCCAAATCATCCACGCCGATCCTTTGTCATTTCTTGTTTAAGACGAGGGAAGGCCGGTTATTCATCACCGGATCGAATAGCGAGGGCCGGATAACCACCAGCCTTGAGTGCATCTTCGACGAGGAGATATCTATTTGTGTCCCGACTTCCTTATTAGAAGGACTGAGGAACCTGCCCGAGCAACCAATTGATATAATCATCAACAAGGATACCCGTGAGATAAGGATCAAGTACCATGGTGGAAAGTTCGAGGTGGTGGGTTATGACCCATCTACCTATCCGGGAAAAAGATCGATCGAGGTCTTGGACTCTGTGTCATTGAGCGCGGAGGATTTATTCAATGGGATATCCAAGGTCATAAATTTGGCCGGGAATGATGATATCCGTCCGGTCCTAAGCTCTGTCTTTATTGAGACGGAACCGGAGACCGTATGCTTTGTCGGTGCGGACGGGCATGGCATGGGATTCTTGAGAAAGGGCAATGATAGACAGGTTGGCAAGATCTCAGTTATAATCAGCCGTCCTATAGCCTCGGTATTGAAGGCGATACTTCCGGCTTCCTCCGATAACATGGAAATGAGGGTCGGTGCGGATTGGTCCGATGTCATACTCAATGACTATGAGATATCGTTCCGGAATGTGGAGGGGAGATATCCTAATTGGAAAGCTGTGGTACCCAAGGCGAATAAGCTGGAACTGCTTGTTGACACCGGACAACTGATCGGGGCTATTAAAAGGACATCGGTGTTCTCCAATAAGGCCTCATGCCTTATCGTCTTGAGGATCATTCGTGATAAGTTGACCGTATTCGCCCAAGACATAGATTTCTCGACTTCCGCGGAGGAAACGTTGGAGGTCGATTTTAACGGGAATGAGTTCTCGATCGGGATTAAGGGATCGTTGCTTCTTGAGATACTCTCATGTATCGATGACGGGCGTACGAGGCTTTCCTTTAGCGAGCCTAACCGTGCTATCTTGATAACTCCGGAGAACCAATCCGGGAACGAGGAACTTACCTATTTATTAATGCCCATGACAATCCAGTAAGTTATGAAAGAGTTCAAAGATACAATTCAGAAATATTTACAGGAGAGGGCGGCGGAAGATCTTCTGTTTGCCCCGAGACTTGCCAATCCTAAAAAGAGTATAGACGAGTGTTGTCGTTATATCTTGGGAGAGGCCCGTAAGCGTGGAACCTCTGTCGTGATGAGTGATACGGAGGTTTTTGGTATGGCCGTACATTATTATGATGAAGAGAATATTGAGGTCGGAAAAGTTCCTGTCGGTAGCTCCGTTTCTTCTTCCCATAAAGTAGAACTTACGGAGGAAGAAAAGAACGCTGCCCGTCAGGCGGCCATCAAAAGGTTGACCGAAGAGCAATATCGATCGCTCAAAAAGAGGCCGGCCAAGAAGAAGGTTGATGAGAGTGTCCAACAAATGAGCCTGTTTTGATATGAAGCCGAGAACGAGATTGGAAAAGTTGGTGGCGGGATTGAGCGAAAAGCTTCCCGCCATCACAAAGGCGCAGGAGGAATGGGCCAAGGAACACGTGTTCGACCATGTAGCTTACAAATGTAAGAATGAGTTGTGGTGCTCTGAATGTGGCGAGATATGGGTTAATACGGGTAATAGTAAATTGGGTGACAAGACCGAATGCCCTTATTGCCACCATCAATTAGATGTAAAGGTCAGCAGAAAGCAGAAGAACCATGAGGAGGCGTATATGTCCATCCTGCAAGTGAGAGGCGGGTTTCAGGTGATCCGGCATATACTATGTTGGAAAAACGCCCGTAGGGGAACTTCCCCGGTGTATTATGATTTTACTGAAGTTGTTCAAGAATGGATTCGTGAAGACGGAAAACGTACGATCATAGCCCGTCCAATAAATATGGGACGTAACGGATTTGCGTATAGTTCCCCTCTTAGTATCAAGGGTGAATATGGAAGTAACCCATATAATTATTACGGTGATTTATATGCGATATTTGGAGAGCTTTATCCAAGGAAAGAATTACTTCCGGAATTGAAAAAACGGGGACTGAATCGACTGTTCCCGGATGTAACTCCGTCTAAGTTGATACGTGACCTTTTGAAAGGAGGTAATGACGCGGAACTATGCCTCAAGACCGGGCAAATATCCATGCTGAAGCACATGTATAGAAACGGCTTTTCCCAGCTTCGTTATAAGCCATCATTCAATATTTGCAACCGTAACCATTATATTATCAAGGATGCGTCCCTCTGGGAAGACTATATGTCTTTATTGGCTTATTTCGGTAAAGACTTGCGTAATGCCCATTATGTATGTCCTAAGAACTTGAAGGTCGCGCACGATAGGCTATTGGCAAAGAAAGATGCCCGTGAAGCCAAGTTGAGACAGGATAGGGATCGTGTGGAAGCTATCCGTAGGCGTGAAAAGCTCATGAAGGATATAGCCGGCTTCTACGAACGGATGGAAAAGTTTTTCGGAATGAAAATCACGGATGGTAACATAGTCATTTGCCCGTTGGAGAGTATTACCCAGTTTTATCAAGAAGGCAAGGCTATGCATCACTGCGTGTATAAACTCGGATATTACAATCGGCCGGATCGTTTGATACTGTCAGCAAAGGACACCGGTGGCAAACGTATCGAGACGATAGAGGTGAATTTGAAGACGCTGAATATCGTCCAGTCTCGGGCCGTTTGCAATGGCGTAAGTGAGTTTCACGACCAGATAGTAAAACTGGTGAAGAAGAATATGAACCTGATTCGTCAGAAAATGATAGCGTAAAAATGCCAAGAATTAGAACTATAGTACCGGAATTTTGGGAAGATGAAAGGTTTTCGAACGTATCTCTTCCGGCTTGTCTGCTTTATATAGGCATGAAAAACTTTGCTGATGATAGCGGTGTCATTTTAGCTAATGAGACTATCATTAAGTCGAAAGTCTTTCCTGCCCGCGAAGATATTCGTAAGCAGCAGGTTTCTGGATGGCTGCAAGAGCTGATTGAAAACTCTATCCTTGTACCTTTTACATTCGAGAACAAAAGCTACTACGTGATGGACTTTTCCAGTGAGCGCATCGACAAACCGCAAAAGTCGAAAATTCCGGCAGAAGTGATAGAAAACGTTCTTTCGGGCAAAAATAGAAGCAATCCGGGAACATTCGAGAATATTCCCGAACAATCGGGAACAATCGAGAATCCTCCTGCTGGAAAGGAGAGTAAAGGAGAGGATTGGAAAGGAGAGGAGGGGTATACGCGCGTAGGCACGCGCAACCCTGACCCCGAACCGGAGAAACCCAAGAATGAGAATTTTGAAAAGTTCAAGCAATGGATTGCTGCGAATGCTCCTAGTGTGGCTAAACTGAAAGAGCCGTTTACGGAAGAACAATTCGAACGGATAAAGCGAGATTTCCCGCTTCAGTTAATCCAGGACACTCTTGTCTCGATGCACAATTATCGAGAGCTGCTCAAAAAATACGTTAGTGCGAACCTCACGTTCCGTAAATGGGCGAAGCGTGACTTAGAAAAATATCAAAATGGACAAGCAACAAGCAATACAGCTTCCGGCCAGCATAGACCCGACAACAGGAGTCTTGCCGGCAGAACTAATGCCGAAAACAACAGAGCAAGCCTTGAGCATCTTAGGAGCCTTGCCGATGCCATATTACAAAGCCCTACACCCGAAAACGGTAAATGATGTATTTCAATCTCCGAGTTGTTCCATTGCTGTAATGAACAAAAATTTCGGAGAAATGAAACTTCGGGCATTTATGGTAAACATAATCATTGATTTAGTTATGTTTTTCAATGTCGGAAAGACGATGAAAGATACTCAAGCTGCTCAGACGGCTGATTTGATTATCGAGGAATTTTATTTCTTTAAGCCTGATGATTTCAAGCTATGTTTTAATCGGGCGAAAAAGGGATTGTATGGGAAGGTTTATGATCGGATAGACGGGGCTGTTATTTTAGAATGGCTTGGCCGATATGAGCAAGAAAGGGGTTCCATAGCCATGGATGATAGTATCAATAATTCCAAAAGCTGGGATATACCGGAAGGTGATAGGACTTCTAAAACATTGGAACAAGCGTACCATGAGTTTAGGAAGTATGATTTTGAACGAAAATATAAGGTGTGAATATTTAAAAACAAGGAACTATAATGCAAGAAAATAAAATACAGGTCGGTAATACTGAACAGGTTTTACTATCAAAAAAGAACTGTCACCGTGCATTAAAAGTGGTGAATATAGCGAACCCAGAACAGGGTGAATGGCTTTTTAACTGGAGAGGTGAAAAGTTGAGTGATAATTTAATGCGTTGCGACTATGCGCATACTGCAGTCCGTATTTCCGATAATGAGGCGGTTGTTATTAATGACAAAGACTTAGGTCTTTGGTCGGTTGTAGAGTGGAAATATGAGGTAAACCTTGAGGAGTTTTGGAAATGCGCTTGCGATGCTTTTTATGCTACAAGTTTCAGTCCGGAGGAACGTGGATCGTATCACATACGCATGTACGAAGAAGAGCTCAATGATGATATAAAAACAATGCCGGAAGAAGAAAGAGAGCGATATATTGCTAAGTACAAAGAATGGGTTCAAATATTGTTCAATAAGCATTCTCGTATAATGAGCGCCATGATAACAGGGCCAGCCCGTTTTCCGTCAAGACGAAATGAGAAGATGAATAATTACTATGACAATGCTGTCAATGAATTTAGAGCGTGGAGAGAAAAAGTGCTCAAGTCGATAGCTCGAAGGATAGAGGAGGCAAAACCGGAAGATCAGAAAGCGGAGGAAGAGTGGATGCGTGTAAAGAGGATGATCGATGAGCATTTTTTGCCAACCAATTTGTATAATAAGCTGGAAACGATTGCGAGAAACGGAAAGGTCGATTTGATAAACAAAGCGATTGAATATGTCAGATCCTTAAACGAAAGTCGGGTAAAACCAATCTTTACCAATCGTCACAAATTTTGGAAACTCGCTGAACTTGCAAATCAATCTATCTCAAAACAGGCAGAAAAAGAGAACCAAAAAGATGTGGAAATACTTTTTGATGGTGGCCGGGTAATTAAGAATTACTCCGAAGATAGAGTTCAGATAGTTTTTGATACAAAACCACGGCCTGATGTTATTTCAAATCTCAAACATAACGGTTTTCGTTGGTCACCCCGTTTTTCGGCATGGCAACGCCAATTGACGAATAATGCTTATTATGCTGTTTCTCGTGTAATTCCTATTACTATTGAACAATTGATGAAAGGAGAAAACAAATGAACATTGGTTTATTGGTAGTTGACAGAGAGAAAGCCAAGCGAGGGGCATATAAGAAGCTATGTTATAACTTCGAGTATAAGTTTGGCTCCAATATTCCCCATTGTGCGTTAAAATCTGGGGTATGTGATGAGAATTGCGAGTACATGAAAGCTTTAAAAACTTAAATAGGTATGAATATCGATACTGAATTTTATGTAGGAGATAGTGTATGCTATCTGAGTGGGGATAACATTGTCCATTCAACAATAAGCAAAATAATCATTGAAATATCCTATACTGATGATAGTTTTCTTATGGTTTATAAGCTGTCAGATGGACTTAGTGTACCCAGAAACAATTATCCCAAATGGGATAAAAGACTTTTTAGAGACAAAGAGAGTTTGATAAAATATTTATCTGATTCATAACTAAAAATAAGTGAGCTAAAAAGAGAAAAGCAGACCAAAGGCCTGCTTCTATAATGGTTGAATGAATATTCCGATGGGGGGAATCGAACCCCCGTCTTCTCTGTGGAGACGCTTTAACCTCTAAGCTACAAAGGGCAGTAACACTCTTTTTCAAGATCCACAGCTCTTTACTAAAGAGGAAATAGGCAAAGCCTACACTAATTCAGGTGTTTTGATAACCCCCGCACGAATTAGTAATGCAAATGTAACAAATAATAATTAAAAACAATGATAATAGCATGGTTTTCTTGCGGAGCAACGTCCGCAGTCGCTTGTAAAATAGCATTGAGCTTGTACAATGATGTGCAAGTTTATTATATAGAGACTGGCTCCGGGCATCCCGATAATCTTCGTTTCCAGGCTGATTGTGAACGCTGGTACGGTCAACCGATACATACTATTCGTAGTGATAAGTATAGTTGTGTGGCCGATGTGCTTCGGAAAGGTTGGATCAACGGTGCGCATGGTGCAGCTTGTACTCTTGAACTGAAGAAGAAAGTCCGCTACAAGTTAGAGAAAGAACTTGGCAGTTGGGACGGCCAGGTCTGGGGCTTCGACTTCGACCCGAAAGAAATAAACCGTGCAATTCGACTAAAGCAACAGTATCCGGAAACAAAACCGTTGTTCCCGCTTATAGAGCGGCAGATAACGAAGCCGGAAGCGCTTGGTATGCTTTGGAAAGCAGGGATTAAACAACCGGTCATGTATTCGATGGGATACAACAATAATAACTGCATAGGTTGCGTGAAAGGAGGAATGGGGTACTGGAACAAGATACGAAAGGACTTTCCGGAAGTGTTTGTTCAGATGGCACAGATTGAGCGTGATGTTGGTGCAACATGCCTCAAAGATAAAAACGGACGTATCTTCCTGGACGAGCTACCTACATGGCGCGGTGACCCAGTGGAAGAGATTATACCGGACTGTACTCTTATCTGCCAGATTGAGTTTCAGGAGATAATCGACAGACAGGTAGAGCGAGTTTTGAAAGGAGAAATTAGTATTAACGATGTAGCCTAACAAGGCGAAAAAACTTAAAAAGAAATGAGCTGAAATAGCTCACTTCACGAAAGATGTGAGTTAAGAAAGCCCTTGGTAATTCAGAGGGCTTTCTTTCAGTTCTTTATATCTTATATGAAACTAAGATATGAAAACGCAAAAATGTATAGCCTGTGGTCGGGAAACAGTTTCTGTGATCAAAACTGAAAAAGGGTATATCTGTTATAATTGTTACTCTGATAAAAAGAATCCACCTAAATCAAAACAACATCATGATAACGAAGAAGCTCGGATTCAGTCGGAGTTCTTCAATAAAGTACCTTTGTTTTTCCCGAACTTGCCGGATCGACTTCTTTTTGCTGTCCCGAACGGTGGTAGCCGGCATAAAATAGAAGCGGCTAATATGAAGCGCCAAGGTGTTAAACGTGGAGTGGCC